ATTGTTAACTCGTGCATCAACCACTTCATTCGGCGATTCTCCGCCTGAATGAAGCACGAGATTATCAATACGACTGTTCGTTGATTTGTCTTGATCAGANANTTTCTTTTCGAGATTATTTAGATAGTCCACATTTTTATTGAATGTTTCTTTCCACTTTAAAGCGATATTATTTGATATTAACTTAAGCAACCCCATCTACATCAGTCCTTTCCTAGCTAGATTTGCAAGTATTGAGGTAATTGTTTTCTTCGTATTTGATAACACGATTTCTGGTGCTTTGTTAGGGATAGCGGGATAAGTTGTAATACCGACAACTTGGATATAGGTACTTAAACTTAAAGGTTCATACACAAAAAGGACTTTATCTCCTTTATCAAGAGATACAGCCCATTTCAATGTCACCGAACCAGAAATATCTGGATAATCATGTAACTGTTGTTTCAGATACACGAGCATATTATTTTGAATTGTGTAACGCTCGTCTTCCACTGGATCTTGTATTCTAATGCCCCATTTTTCTGATTCAGCACTCGTATAAGTTACGGGAGGAAAGACATAATCACTATCTTTTAAATTGTCTGTGTTTGCATTTTCTTTCAACTTACCATAGCCTTTGATTTGTGTTTTCAGGGCATAAGTATCAATATCAAAAGACACTTCGTCTGTATTATATTTATATCGGATTTGCTGCTCAGTTATATTTCCATATTCTGAAATGGGATAAAATACTAAATGCTTATTGTTTGGTATCACAACAGCACCGTAATCTTCCAAAATTTCATTGATGAGATTTAAATAATTATCGTTTCCAAAATTCTCCTGTTCTTTCTTTAAAAATACATTGTTGGGATCCACCACTTCCCAACTGAATCCACGATTTCCTGCTTTAAAAATATGAGTCAACAGTTCATTAATCGACTTTATTCCGGAAACAGTATCATACTGTCGGCCATCTTGAATGGTGTAATAAATGTGGGTGGCTACGATGTCTTTATATATTTGGCTCCCAGAAGCATATGATCTCATCTGTTTGATTGAGTACTGTTGACCGTCAAATACAACATAGTTTTCATAATCGATTAAGTCGAAGGTTATCTGATTCCCTTTTGTCCTTGGTACAGTAACAGATAACTCCCATGTTTCATTTTGTTGCCACGAGACAGAAAAAGAATCCTTATCGTAGTTAATAAGGATTTCCTCTTTTGTTTCTTCATAATTGCGTATTAATATGTTTTTCAAAGTATCACCTACTTATACAAGAAACGGAAATCCCAAGAAGATTTCACGCGAGTAATATTTTGAATTTCGATTTCATTTACTCCTTCAGCTAAAGTGATTAGTCCATGGTTTGTATCAATGCCACAGCTTACACCATTCAATTTTGGGTATACACCATCCAAAACTAACGTCTGACCGAGATTTGTAGAAAGTGATGGATAATAAATAAAGCGATCACCCGTTGTTTTATTAAAGATGGTAACATTTCCTTCGGATTCTCCTTCTAATGTAATTCGTAAATCGGATTCTCTTGGATCAATTTCAAAACTACCAGCATTGAAAATAGTGAAATGACTTTTGTTATGTGAGTAACTATAGTCTTCGGAAACTAAGCCTTGAGAGAATTGCCAATCATCTTCCAAACTAAAACTTGATAGTGTCGTTGCCATCGATTCAGAATATCCTTTATAGGCGGAAAATGATACAACACAATTTCCTTTAAAATATGCCTTTTTGGTTATAGTAATACTCTCAACGATCACTGGAAATCTTTTACCAGGTTCTTTCGTATAGATAAAGTAGTATTCAGCTTCTTTATTAAATAGTTCTCTCAATTCTGTTTCAGTCAAAATAAGATCATTTAGATTGTCTGCAAAATAATCAAATTCAAAAGTAATAGGAAAAGAATCAAATGAGTGTGTCAGCAGCTTTTTTCCTACTGAACCTGCATAAGAAGAAAATTCATTTTTAGGTACTGGCATCCCAATTTTTATATCAATGATTTTTATTCGGTAATTTGCTAGTAAGTCAAATTTACCTGTACTAAATTGGAGAAATACTGATGTTTTATCATCCATTGAAATTCTTTCCTCTCATATATAGTTTTCTTGATAATGATGAACCAGTATATTCATCTACACTTTTGCTGACTTTCTTACCGTCTAGATGACTAATTACCTCAACTGGACGATTATTCAAAGCTTGAGACAGCTTCTGAAGTGAACTTTCTGAAATTTCGCTTGTTAAAAATCCACTCGAATTGCTCGATGCGTTGCTTACTGAAGCTGGTCTAAATTGTTCTCTCGAGCGGATTGCTTTTATAATCAAGTCATCTGCAGAAGGTTTAGCAGGATTTATCATAAATTCTTTTGGATAAGCAGGGTCTTCCCCAATCCATGCTAATTCAGGACCATTTATTTCTCCACCATCAGCATAACCATGACCATGACCAATGACTGCGAGCATATCAGGACCATATCTTTTCAGTGCATATCTAATACCAGCAAGCATGCTATCAAAACCATTAAAAATATTTCCGTGGCCAGAAAACGCATTTGCTAAAAATGTTCCTTTCTTAGCTTGTATTAGTCCCATTGCTGGACCAGAGCCATCACCATCTGGGTCTATTCCAGGCTGAACAGCACGCTCATTGCCTCCTGATTCAGTCTCGATTTGCCTTAACCAGGCATTGACATACGAAGCAGTGGTTGGTAATCCATTCATTCGCAAGGCTTCTTTTAATTGGCTAGTCCACCTTGCAACGCCAGAACCTGTAGGCGAACCTTTTCCGCCACCTTCGCCTGCTTTATAAATATCACCAGAGCCAAGCTTACCTGTAATATGCAAATGGTCGTAGTGATCGTTATCTGGCCATGGTTCCCATGAACCAGTTGCTGGTTGACCTGATTGTCCAGTTCTATCACGCACTTTCCCTTGTGTGATAACATACCCAACTTTATCGGCAAAATTCTCAAATACCCAGTTTGCAGGATCAAAATATTTGCTTGAACCATTCATACTTGATGGATAAGCAATATCAATCGCTTGATGCTTCCCATGCCAATATGGATCTCCTGGTCGGTAACCTGAAGTAATCCCGCTCATACCGAATTTCCTAACGGCTTGGTTTGCAATATCTACTAAATATTTATAGACATTATCTGCCATTGCACCATCGAAACTGCCGCCTCCATTTTCTTCATTAAACTTATCAAAGAAGTTTTGTGCGTATTCAATAATCTTATCTTTTATATTAGAGATACCACCTGCAGCAACTTTATATTCAGCTGAATCACCAAGGTTATCTAAAAAGTCAGAGACACCGAGTTTATCAGCAATCGTATCATAAGCTTTGCCGGCACCATCTGAAACGAAAGACCATACATCTTTAGCTTTATCTTTAACCCAATCAAACATATTCGTGATAGTACCCCAGACACCGTCTTTGTGTGCGGGTAGCCCCTTTGTCATTGCCAAGAATTCTTTAGACATATGATGGGGTAAAATTGAAGTACCAGCTTGCAGAGGACGAATTTCTGGACCGCTAACACCCACAGGGAAAATACCTTTAGATGGATGATGAGCAAGCTCGAATCCTTCTTCCCCAACCAGAGCAATTTCGTCTTCTGCTAATCCACTGGTACCTTTTGCATGTGCACCGAATTTGTATTCAATAAGATCGTTTCCCCAGTCTTTATTCAGTGCATGTATCAAATGGCCAATACCGTGTGCGACACCTTCAACAATAGAACCCATGTTTGTTTTCATTTCATCCCAAGAACCTACAACTTCACCCGTTTCACCATCAACAGCACCTTTATGCTCTCCAGCTTGTTTCGTTGCTTGTTCAACTACTTGGGTATGAGTCTCATTAGCTTTTTTGATAGATTCATCACGTTTTTTTGTAGCAGCACTTATAGTATCGTCGCGTTCTTTCTTTGCTTGTTTAACAACCTCATCATATTGTTTTTTGGACATAGTTCCATTTTCATAACGCTCTTTGTCTGCTTTTTCAACAGTTTCTTTGTACTTTTTATCAGCTGCACTTATTGAATCATTTGCTGTTTTTTTGGCATCTTTAATGATCGTGTCACGTTGTTCTTTAGAATTTAAGATAGCAGTTTTCATTTCTTCATGAGAGAGTTTGCCCTTATGATCTTTCAAATCCTGCAAAATATCTAGCTGTTTTCCCGAAGCTATTTTCGTTTCTTTGCTAATTTGCTCGTTCAGCTTAGACTGCGCTTTACTCATGTTTTTAGCATATTTTTCCTGCTCTTCTTCTAACTCTTTGTTCAATTCTTTTTTATATTCTTTACTATCTTTTCCATATTTTTTTGCGATATCTTGGAGTTTTTTGGTACCACCTTTTTCGATTTTTTCCACATTGGCATAATGTTCACCAGAATAAACTTGCATAGACTTGAGAGCTTTTTGATGATTCTTTTTCTGTTCATCATCATTTTTCTTTTGTTTAGCTAGGGCTTTGTCAGCTTCTTTTTGGGTCATTAATCCATTTTTAACGAAATAATCATAATCACTTTTAGATGATTTTTCTTTCTTTTTATAATATTTTTGTATAGAGTCTGACATATCTTTGAATATTTCAGTCGTTTGGGCTTTCTGTTTTTTTAATTCTTTATCGCCTTTTGGTGTTTTGACAGCTATTTTATTAAGTTTTTCCATCTCTTTGGTGTAAGTTTTTGAAAGCTCTTTTGCATTTGATCCTATATTTTTACTAAATTTTTTAGTTATATCATGCCCTATATCTCCCAAAAAGTTCGTTAAATTAGGTGCATAACTTTTAAATCCTTTGCCAATATCTTTCCCTAGATTTTTACCTAATTCAGTTCCGCCAAGTCCACCCAATCCTGCACCAATTGCAGTTCCAATTCCTGGTAAAATAGCAGTTCCAATAGCTGCTCCTGCCGCACTTCCGCCTAAAGAACCACCAAAAGCCCCTAGTTTTGAAGAAGCTGATCCTTTACCCAACAGTTCAGTTGCACTGGCAAGTACCCCAGCAAAAGGTAGCACTTTGCTTACTCCTTTACTTAGTTTTGCTAACCCACCTAGTTTAGAAACAGACTCTAGTGCATCATCAGCAATAGTAGCGACTCCTTTACCACCTTTTGGTAAGATTGTTTCAGCAATTTCAGCACCCACATTTCCTATATTTTTAGTACTTGCCTTTTTGCCAAACGAGAACCCTCCACCGCCTAAAAAATCAGTAATTGTTTCAATAGCAGTCATTTCCGTTAAAGTTTTTTTTGCTTCTTTTAACATGGTAATGAATTCATAGCCTTTTTTAACAGCAAACATTATAACCAGTGCTTCGCCAAAGAGCTTTATTTCATCTTTATGTTTGGCTATTTTCCCAATTATTTCGTTAATTAATTCAAGGGGGTCTTTAACACTTTGGGCATTTTCATCAACTAATCCAAGCATTTTACCGACATCAAAAAGTAAATCTTTACCTTCTTCCCATGCCCCTGAGAACAAGGCTCCAACTATTTTTTTTACATTATTGGAAATATTCGTAATAGTATCCTCATGTTTTTGAAAATATAAAAAGACATCTGCAATGTGTTGAAATACACCTACCACTGCATCAGAAGCCTTATTGACCATGCCAGTCAAGTTATCTTTTCCTAAATGATTAATAATGTCCATAATTCCAGAAACAACATTGGCTCGTAAATTACCAACTGCACCCTCAAAGGTCGAAGTAGACTTAGCTGCTTTAACCGCACCATCATTCATACCTAATTCAGTAATGGCTGTATTGAATTCATCAGCAGATATTTCGCCTTTTTCCATTGCTTCACGGAAGTTCCCAGTAAAAGCACCGTTTTTCTTCATTGCTTCTTGAAGTACGCCAGAAGCGCCCGGAATGGCATCAGCCAACTGATTCCAGTTTTCTGTTGTTAATTTTCCCGCTCCTGCCGTTTGTGTCATGACCATTGCTACAGATTTGAACGTTTCAGCATTACCACCGGCTTGAGCATTTAAGTTTCCGGCTGCCTGAGTCAATTCAGTGTAATTTTTAATGCCGTTAGCTGCTAACTGTGCTGTGGTATTCGAAACATCTGATAGATCATAAACTGTATCATCCGCATATTTTTTTACTGCTTTTGCTGCTTTATCAATTTCTTCATCGCCAAAACTACCCAATTTCATAGTAGAGCGGAATTTATCCATTGAATCAGAAGCTGCTAAACCTTCTCCTACTAAATCTGTAAAGCTTCCTGTAATAACTTGAACCGCTTGAGAAGTCGCACCCGCTACTGCTCCAATAGTAAGTTTATCTTTTAAATTTACAAATTTTGATTCAGTTTTTTCTGCAGTTTCGCCTAGTTCTCTGGTCTCTGTTTTAGCTTGTACAGCATCTGCTGTGAATGTTGTGCTTTTTTTATCTGGAATCTTCGATACTTGATTTTTAGCTTCCCCTGATTTTTCTTTGACATCAGTATTATCTGCCGTAAGTTTTACTTTCGTTGTTTTTCCTAAAGTATCATCTATTTTTTTCTTAGTAGCATCTGCGTGTTCTTGGACTGATTTTGCTTCTAAAGCAAACGATTCATCCATTTGTTTACCGGTATTTGCACCTAATTTAGATAGTATTTCATCGATAAAACTAACATCCGTTTTAAATTTTGGTAAGTTAGAGAGCATGACATCAATATTTATCGTCGCATCTGCAGACATTCTTTAATTACCTCCTCTCTATTTTTTTGCTTGAGCAGCTAGCATTTCAAACATACTGCCAAGTTGATCATCTAGATTATTTACAGTTTTTTCTGAATCAAGGGCATAGTACTCTTGCAATTCTAGTAGGCTAGTAAGTGCCTCGCCTTCTAGTCCATTAATACTTCTAGAACGAATAGATAAAATTCGTTGAAAATGAGTATTTTCGCTTAATCCAAATAAAAGAGTTTTGAACGTGATGAAGTGCATTCTTCCTTTTTCTCTTAATAAATCGATGCCGTAATCTGCTAAAAATGAAGAATAGATCGCTCCAGCATCTTGAGAATAAGAATAAAGTTTTTCCGGCACAGTATCTCCGGATTCCTGATCATTATTGTTATTTCCGTATGGACATTTTTGTATATAATTACTTATTTCTTCGATTGCTGCTTGCTTCTGTTCGAAAGTAAAATCACTAATGGGAGCTTTAGCATCAAAATAAAACAAATCAAAAGCTTTATTAATTTTTTCAAATGATTTTAAATTTTTATCTTCTAGCAATTCATAGAATTTAATCACCACATCAAAGGAAAGGTCAAATTTATATTCTTCTCCTTCAATGATTAGTGTATTTTCTAAATCCTCAACCAAATCAAACACCTATATCACTTCTTTTTATGTTTGTTTTTGTAATAGTTATCAGCGGTTTTTTTACGTTCAATCATCAATTCACCCAACTCTTTTTGCAATAAACCGATGACAGTTAATAATGCTTTTGTACTATTTCCGTAACTCTTATATACACGGGTTCCTTCTCCTTCTCCCAACACTTTATCTAGTGCAGCGATTGAGCGATCTTTCAATTTAGCAACTTCTAGGCGAATAAACTCTTTATATTTATCAGTTGATTTATCTTCTAAATCTTCCAATTTCTCTGCTTTTTCTGTCAGGTGTTCTAATTGCGATGGGACATCTACACTAGTTAAATCCATCAAAGCTTGATCAACCTCATCAGAAATAGTGATTTCATATACTTTGCCTGCAATTTTTACGGATTTAGTTAGTGATAATTTTGCATCTAAGTCAATTACATTGTTGATAGCCATTTATGTTCCCCCCTATTAAAAAATAAAAAGGTTAGCCATTTGGCTAACCTTCAGTAACCTTTACAGTACATTTGGTGGTTTTTCCACCTGTTTTAGTCGTCACTGTGATATCAGCTGTTCCAGCTTTCACACCAGTTACTTTCCCTGTTGAATCAACACCTGCAATAGTTGCATCGCTTGATTTCCATGTCACTGTTTTATCTGTTGCGTCTGCCGGTAAAACGGTAGCTGTTAAGGTTTCGTTTGCCCCAATTGCAAGCGATAACGTTGTTTTATTAAGCGCTACGCTTTCAGGGCTAATTACTTCCCCGCTGCTACCGATTTTGGCTTGCCGTTGAATGTCATTGTGAAGCTGAACGTTTGTTTAGCATTAGCTGCACCGCCGAAAGGTACAATAGCAGTCAATGTAACAACAGCTTGAACCTTATTCCCTTTGGCATCAGTCCATTGTGCTAACGTGCGTAATTCATCTCCGATTGACAAGAATTTAGACGCTACATAATCTTGAGCTGGATCTCCAAATACACGGTGTCCCGCAACTTGGAACGTGATATTTTTACCAGTTACAGTGGAATCAGCGAATCCTTCTCCATCGTAGTAATGGGATGCATCTGTAGTGTCCGCTGCAGCCGGAGTAATAGTTGTGATCCCTGCTGCTAATGGTGCGAATTTAGCCGATGCGATTTTATCTAAATCTGTACTTCCTGAAGTATCGATTTCCAATTTGTTTTTAAAGTTTAGTAAAAATTCTTTACTATTTTCTGCCATTTAAATTTCCTCCTAATTTTTGAATTGATGAATGGTGATTTTGATACCTAATAAATAAGTTGAGTTCCCTTGCACGTCCTGTTCGCTTACGAAAGGAGTCTCACTTATTTCGATACCTAAAAAGACGAAGCTCTCATCTTCTGACTTCAGAGTTGAGAGTTCGTCTAAATGATTTGATATAAGCCATAATGTTTTGTTGGCTTTTTCTTGGTCTTTCGTGTTAAATCCGACCTCATAGAGTATTTCACGCTCTTTCGTACCGTCAAAGTATTCTTCGACTGTCCGACTACCTGGCATCGAATAAACACAAAGCATGTCTTCCCCATTAAGGAACCCCATCGAGCATGGCATTGGAAGACCTTGAATAGAATCTATTGAATCGGATAATCTTTCCCATAAATCCATTACAAGTTCCCTCCTTTGATAAATGCCTTACGCCAAGCGTCCATGTGATTCGCTTTTGCTCTAAGATCCCAACGACGGCTGGTACCTGGAGTCGTATAGTTTCTGACTCTGCTGCCGTTAACAAACCCTCTAAATTGAGCTCGTGCATAAGGAGCAGCATAAGTTATTCGGTTTTTGTTAACGAAAGATTTGTCCCTTAAATTTCCTTGGCGTTTAGGCACATATAGATTCATATCCATGTGCATTTGAGATGTCATATAATACATTGCTGAATTGATATTCATCACGGACAACTTACGATCGACGCCATTTTTTTCAACCTTAACATGGAGCATTACAGCACCTCCAACTCATACGAGTAGACTTCGTTACTGTATGGATTACGGTTATCTACGATCGTCGTGATAGTGTAAGTCTCACCTTCAAAGTCAATCTTTGACCCAACATGATTTTTATTAATCACTGGCATCGGATCAGATACTCCAGCAAACAAAAAAGCGATAGCGTTGGCTACCACTTGCCGATTATTATTACTACCGCTGTACACTGTTTGAGGTTGAAAGATCATATGATTAATCGTGATTGGTTCAGAAAAGACAGGTTTTTGCCATTTGTCATGACCATCTAGCAGCCTCAAAGTAATTGACTGGTTACAAAGTTCTTTTGGCATTAAAGGAATCATCGATAGTCAACTCCCTTGTAAAGAAGTCCTGTATAGATCAACTCGTTATAAGCCTCTGTTGCAACCATCGTTCTGCCAACTGTTGCCGCATTCGTGCTTCCAGATTCAATACGCATACGACCAACGCTGACACTTGAAGGGGAAGCATTTAGTAAGTCTGATAACGAAGTAACTCCAACTGACTTCAAATATTCAATTTGGACAGCCATTGCGATTTTGAACTTATCCACTCGATATTTGAACGTGTCATCAGCTAAAGAATGTCTCATGTAAAAATCGCCTGTCACTCGATTAAGCTGACGTGCAGCACATTTTTCTAAGTCATCAAACTCCGAAACTGATACTTTGTTGAATCCTGATTTTAAATATTCATCGTGCGTAAGATAGCTCATAACTGCCTCCTTTCAATTAAAAAGGATAGTTTAGTAGCTATCCTTCGCTTGCTGCGGTTACCGTGACTTTACACGTAGCAGTTTTACCATTTACGGTTGTCGCTGTGACCGTCGTAGCTCCTACTTTAATAGCAGTAACCTTTCCTTGCACTGGCGTTACTGTTGCAATTGTTTCATCGCTAGAGGTAAATTTGACTGATTTATCAGTTGCCGTTTCTGGTGATACAGCAGCAGACAATGTTTCTGTTGCTCCCACCGTTAGCGTAGCTGTTGTTTTATTCAAAGTTACGCCGGATGGGTCTATCCCTTTGGGGCCAAAGAGACAGATACACCTTCTTTTTGTTTTTCTTTAATAAAGCAATCGTGGTACAGACGGTTTTGGTACAAGTACCCGTCGCCTTGAGAATGTTCGCCTGGCGCAAACAAGAAGACGGTGTTTTCTTTAACCACGGGGATAACTGCTTGTTTAGCGACAACTAAGATATTGATGTCTTTTGCATCAGAGGTAGCAACGTATCCATCTGAAAAATTGTATTTCGTTTTAAAACGAGTATCGTCCCAAACTTCGACTAGCAACACGCCATCCAACGAAGTTACTCGGGATTCTAAGGCGGTTTGACCAACGTTTTGATTGGTAATGTTGCGAGTGAACTCAGTAGATCGTTCTAATGCATCCATTACTGTTGTTGATACAAAAGCTACTAGGTTTTGTGGGCCAAATTTACGTGCTGGTAAAATAGCAGCTTTAATTGCAGAATAAGCATTTTTCTCAGTAATTGTTTCTTCCTTAGTCTTGCCTGCTCCTGCAGCTAAAGTAGAAAAACGATAAGCATCAATTTCAGGCTGCACGTGTTCTGTAATAAATACATTCGAGATATTAGCTACTGCCAAATCTTGATTTGTTTCATCAACATCTTGTTTATCGATGTAAAACTCAACGTCACGGTCTTGACCCATTGTATAAACTTTTTTGTCATTTCCGTAAGTTCCGCTGTTAAATCCTTTGTTGCGTGTGTGGTTTTTTAAACCAGAAGTTGAAATAGTCGTTAATGTAAATGATTTACCACCGTTCACAAATTCAACTTGTGGAATACCTAAGATCGTCGTTAACAATCCTTGAGTGATCTTCTGATCGAAAATCCCATTGTCTTTTGTAATGTAATTAATTGCCATATTTTATTCCCTCCAAATTTAATTTTTGTTTGGTAAAACTCCTAATGCTTTAGCGAATGCATCTTCTTCAACGTTTTGACCCGAGCTAGGATTGCCTCCGAACACTGCTTTTTTGCCGTCAGGATTTGCTGTAGTAGTTTCATTTGATCCAAATAAATAACCGTCACTCTCTTTGAGTGCGGTCAGTTGGTCATCTAATCCTTTTAATCCCTCGTCTGTCAGTTCCAATGATTCGCTGTCTAGCAAGGCTTTAGCAGCCTTAATGTTTTTAGCCCCGGCTTGTGTTAGTGCTAAGTCAATCGCTGATGATTTCTTAATATCTGCAATCTGTTGTTCAGAATCGGTTTTGTTTTGGTCAAGGCGCGTTTGTAAATCAGTCACTTGCTGTTCCAAATCTTCGTTCCCTTTAGACTTTGCTTTAAAGTCATCAAGCTCACTTTGATTTTTGTCTAACTGTTCTTGATACTGAGTCGCTTGCTGTTCCGCGGTAGACACCTTGCTGTTCAGTTCGTTTACAGTTACGCCGTGCAAAGCCATTACTGATCCAATCTGTTCGTCTGTTAAACCTAATTCTTTTAATTCTTCTCGTTTCATTTCATTCATCCTTTCGTTGTTTAACGAGGCTACGCCCTCGATGGATTGAACAGTTTAACGCCGTATTCGGGGCAAAATAAAAAGACTAGCGATTGCTAAGCCTAAAATTATTAACTTTGTACTTGTTCTCTACTGTAATCACGAACTAAGAACTCATGTTCATTGATAAGCTCTCTTAACTGTTTCTGTTTGTTAGCAATCACTTGTTTGCACATCTGGACAGTTTCGGGATCTTCCAATTCTAACGCCGCATTCATTCGCTTCTTCTGGTAACGAATATCACGCTCTAATCTTCTTTGTTTCTGCTGGATCTCAGCATTTCTTTGTACTTCTTCTGGATCATATCGCGGCTGATTTTTTGTGTTCACATCAGGACGGCCAGGATAAAGAATATGTGTACAGTTAATTCCTTGTGTTCCGCTTGGCTCGCCGTATCCGTGATCGTAAATAGATGGTAAATGCTTGAATTCTTCTGGCGCTTCTTCTTTAGGAACGGTTAACACCCAATCGCCTTGAATTGGTGCACAGGCTTCGCGAGCTGTTGGATGACTACTCATCAATGCAGTAACACACTCAAAGTCTTCCATCCTCTGCAATCGTAAGTCGTTGAATGTTCTATGCGACGTAGTTTGAACGACGGTTCGAGAGTATGCCTCCATTGACCACTCTCGACCAGCTTTATCAACAAAACCCGATTTGATTCCCATATCAACCATTTTATAGACATTATCTTTTACGGCTTTCTCATGCGTTTTAAGCCCCGTCATCGATTCTATAGTTGATTGTTTGAGAATTGCTTGATAAGCTCGCATAACTGTATTTTCATTGAAATTAGTAGTGATCAGCGTCTGATTGACATTATTATTTAAGTCTTGGAAAGTTTGACGAACCAAAGAGTCTAGAATTTTGTTTACGTCGTCAGACACAGGAATACTTTTATGCACCATTCGCTCTAATTCTTGATCAATTTCATCAACGATTTTCACACCATTTCCCTTAATCAATTGCTCAATTGCTTCTTGAGTCTCTCCTGTATATCGTGCTAACAAATCAATGACTTTATCGTTTAATGTACCCATTTTAGAAAGTTGATTTACTTGCCACAAAAGCACATCTTCTTTAGCTACATCTCGAAAACGAGATTGTTTTAACGCTTTGATTATGATGTTAAAGATTCGGTCTTCCAGTTCTGAATAGATATTGATAATTGAGTTTGCGGCCTTTTGCATTTTTTCTTTTGTAATCATAATTAATCACCTAAATCGAATAAGGCATCTTTACTACGCCGTTCGGTTGATCCCGCTTCTGGCATTTCATCTTTTAATGCAGCTAACCAATCTTCTAATTCATCTTCGTTTAGATTGTAATTACGGATAAGAAACTGTTTCTTAGGCATTATGCCAGCAGTTACAGCCTTTAGATCATTTTCTAATTGTTTGTTACGATCGATAAATAGACCGTCCTCAAAACTAACTGTTACTAAATAACTATCATATTCAATAGAGAATAGCGGTTTCTCGCTTTCAAACATTTCTCCGTATCCTGCAAGTTCAAAAATAGAATGAATAAGCTCATTGATAACTTTTTCAACCATAGTCAAATAGCTTGAACGTGTCTGATAAGTCATGGAATTGTTAGAAACAATCTCAGTGGCCGTTTTAATGCCGTCATCCGCATAGTTCATCGAACCCACTGACAAACCAACCTGCACCTCGAACTCTTTAATTAGATGACTGATAGCGTCCTTATATTGAACTGTTCGAATAGGTGTTGTAATATCTTTGACCCCGATATTCTCAGCGCCGTATACACCAGCGAATACGTTCTGATCTGTATCAAACATTGGTGGGTGTGTTTCATCTGTTTTGAGGAATTCTGCTGGCACAACTACTCGGCGTTGACCTAATTGTATTTCCCAAGCAAATTGATCATGAGTTGTATTAATCGTATCAAGTATCTCTTTTGAGTTATCAACAATTCCAGCACCTAATGGGCTCTCTAACGATTTATTATTAGCTCCAGGCGTTCTGAAGTATGCAAAAAGCGGTCTTTTCAATCCTTCTAATGTGACAGTTTCAGCCAAATCAGGATAAAGAACCGCTAATGAAATTTGTTTACCAACAATATTATCGTTATCAGATTTATAAAGCTCGTTACTGATAACATACTTATCATCTTGCCATTCATGGAATTCTAGCAACGTATAGTAGTAATTCACGTCACCTTCTGTTTGAATGGTCTTTGTTGCAATGGCGCATTCACTTACTTCATTTGTGTTAGAGCGTAACGGATAAAATTGATCTGCACGGATCCATGAAATTTTGATCTTGTCACCGTCAACGTAAGGACGCATAGCAAAACCGCCTGCAGCAATACCTTTTTCAAGGTTCATTTCAAACAGATTATAGAAATTGTTGTCATAAAGTGTTTTATCTAGGAACTCTACAGCTGATTGAATGCTTTTCGAAGTTTCTGCTTGCTCCTCCTTGTCTTTTAGTGCTACTTTGCACTTCTCATTAAAGATGATACTCGCTAACCGTCTAGAAGCTGTCTTGGTGATATTTAGGGACTTAAATTCTCTTTTCTGTGTTTCCCCGTATGAATTACGATATTGTATATCAGGAAATAGATTGGAATAGTACCTAAAGTTTCTTGCAATCCGATCGTATTCTCTTGAATCAATCCCTATTTTAGGATGATCCGTTACCTTAGCAATATCACGACCAGTATAACTCATATTCACGCTATCAACTCCTCTCTTGAATATACTTTTAATCGTTTGGAATACTCCCATTTTCTCACCTACCATTTCAGGTCTAAGTCTTGAAGATTATCACGTACAAAATATTGAAAACCATCACAAGAGTGATCATCCTCTTTAATAACTTTTGGATCATCACTGTTCAACGTGTCTTCGTCCCATTGATACTTTTTGTGTTCCTCAATAAATATCTTATTGCTTTCTTTTTCCAAATAAAAAAACCTACCTTGTGCAAGTAAGCTTTGAACGTGATCAATCATGTCTACTTTTTTAGCTTTAGCTACAGTGTGTAATCGTACATTGTAATCTAGATAATATTGATTCCTTAATGCGCCTTCTGCCGAATCAATCGTAATTTGATAGGCATATTTATCATATTCAGCCTGGCAACGATCAATGAAATCATGCAAGTCTTTTGATAGTTCGGTCGGTGCTTTCTTATTTGCTTTACCTGCCGGGCTATAGTAATACGTGTCTAACAAGATTACGTTCTTCTTTCTAGTAAGCGCGTAACACCCGCATGTTGTTGCAGATACCTGGTGACCACTATCGATTGAGAAATAAAGATTCGCTATGTAGTCATTATCCGGCATTTTATCTAAAGGTTGGAAATGATTCATATTGTAGATATGAGTCCCTAATCCAATGACTTCACCACGATAGAGCCACTTGTAATAGTCTTCGTCATTCTTGCGGTAAGTTTCTATTAGTTTAAGTTGTTGCGGATCGGTAAAACCTAATTCATCATCTAAGTAAGTTGAATGGTCTACTAAATGATCATCCAGCTCTTTACATTTCTCTACCCATTCATTGACCCAATCGTATGGATTTTTTGGCGGGTTCCACGAATAATAAACTTTTACTTGGTCCACATACTTAGAGCGTTGGCGAATAAACGTAGCATTTGTTTGGTCAAATACTTCACTGCTTTGAAAGTTAGCAGCTTCTTCATACCACAATGAGATAATATCGCCTATCGCATTAGATTTAAGTTTCAATGGATCATCAACGCCATAAAAGTAAAACGCTGACCCTGTACGCTTATGAATGATCGTTAAAGGAGCCATGCGATACCTATACTCGTTAGAAACTCCCAACATACTTAACGCCCATTTGATTTGCAGATAAACCGCATCACGTAAATACTTGTGCTGACTCATCATGCAAACAACGTTAACCTTATGTTTTGCTTGCGTGTGTTTCTTCATTTCAGTAGCAAGTTTCAAACTAATAACAGATGATTTAAACGATCCACGTCCGCCCTTCATCAAAACATACGGACATTGTGTGTGCCACATCTTATAAAAATGTGGGTTAATCAAGTCCGTAGTCTTAATTTGAGTTTGTTTCTTGGCCATTAATGCCATTTGAACCAGCCTCGCTTTCAACTAACGGAATGTCATCAATAATTACAGTTTGTTCTTCTGTCGGATCATAGCCATCGTCTAATTGCTTCAATTGTGCTTTAGCTAGATCAACTTGAGTGTTCATGAGTTCAAGTTTCTTACGTCGCGCATCTTGTTCATCAGCGATTGATACGAACTGTTTTATTAAATTAGCAAGAGTACTCATGGCTCTGGATTGAGCGTTCATAAAGTTCGCTTGTTTATCCCAGGCATACTGAATAGCATATTCTTCTGAACTTCCAGAATCACTCGAGGACCACTTAGAAACTTCTTTGGACAAACTACCCTCATAATCAACATACATGATTTTCTGTGCTCGGATAATAGCCGTGTACTGGATCATGATATTATTCCATAATATATCCTCAGGTTTAGAGGTTGCAACCTCATTCATAATTTCTAATGTTTCAGAAGGTAACCAATTGGCAAAAAGGCCATGGGTAACAGCGTTTTTGTTGTCCTCTGGTGCTCCTTTGTTGTTCGGAATAGTTGCGTTCTTGGTTGCAACCTTTTCTCGAGACCAGTAACGGGATTTCCATGACTTTACTGTGCTGATGGATACACCATACTTTTCCGCTATTTCTCTATACTTCAACCCTTTTTCATAATCATCTTTAGCTAGTTCGTATTTCTTCACATGTGACACCACCTCGCTTGTTTGCAACATTTGTTTTGTAATCTACACATACTTTGAAAGATTTTCCTGTATGTGTTTATCTGAATAGAAACCATGACAGCAATATATCAGCTTGCATTTATCAATCTCTTTTGGTGTTGCTTCTCTGGCCATTTCAATGATGGAGTACTTCTTTTTTATTTGGACTGATTGGACAACCCTCACTGGATCATCAGTGTTCGGTTGCGGATATCGGTTTGTTAGTGATACATACCAGTAGTTTCTCATGTCGTTACCACTCCATTCCGTTGGCGGATGAGTCTTCTTAACTTATCTAGTAGTTTTCTCATTATGTAGCCTCCTTTGTGCAAAATAAAAAGACCACTCAAAGAGTGATCTAATATGTAATGCACAGGCAGGGACGTTTCCGATCCTGTGCTTGAGTCATTTGACGATTCATTTGTACCGAATCCCAAGTCTCAATCTAACCTAACCAATTATGTAATAGCAACCTACACCGATTCCATCGATTACTATCGACCTCGCCTTGCTCGTGTACTTTGAGCGCCCATTTCCAACCCTCGGTTGCCAAAATCGCTGGCAATGAATCGAACATTGCATGGTCAAATCATAAAACGTTATGGCTATCCCTCGACGTATTGACCTTATTTTTAAGCGTCTACCTTCCGCCACAGCGACAAATTCATATTGTGAAAATAAATACTAAGCGTATAATTTTAGTTATCAGCGAGTGGTCCGCTGAAATAAATTATAGGTGGTGATAACATGAGTAATCTTTTCAAACCAGGCGAAGATAATAAGCCTGCCGGTAAGTACAAAGAAGTTGGTCCAAAAGGAGGAAATGTTCCTAAAGGTCATAATGCTACTATCGATAAAGGAGACAGACTTCCTCCAACTTCTAAGCCAGGAAACAAATGGACCAAAAAATAAGATTACTGCTAGTTGTCTTTAGGGACAGCTAGCTCTTTTTTTGAAAAACAGTAAGATTTGTTAAATAGATTAATTTGTAACCATGATACAATTCTCAATTTTCCATTTTCATCTTGATATTTAGTAATATAATGATGCATACAATCCCCTCCTTAAATAATTTAATAGACAGCAGCATACAAAGAATTCAGAAGGAGTTGAATTCACATCCTTTTCTTCATATTCGCTGCTGTCTATCGAAGCTTAATTTAAAACGATGAGGGAGATTTCCTCCCCTACATTTTATTTTTGAAGAACAATTATTCAGAATAAAAGAATGAATAAACTTGTGAGTGTCTAATCTATTAATTGTCTTCACTTATAGGTGGGAATGGTTTACAAGTTTTAGCAAATTTCAAATAGATTGATTTGATGACCATATTCAAAATAATTGTCGATCTTATTTTTAATTCGCTGTGACATAGATTTAACAGTACCCACAGCTAGATTCATTTGTTCTGCTGCTTCTCCATAAGTACATAAATCTTTATTAATTAAATGAAATAATGTCAGTTCTTTATTAGAAAGCAAAGATTCTATCTCCGTCACTTGGAGCAACATCTCTTTTTTCTTCGGAGAAACCGTCTCTTCTGCTGGCTTTTCTACTTCCTGTAAATAAACTTGATAGCTCATAACGTCTATATCTGCCAGTTTAACGGCTCTTCTATGCTTTGGTATCTTCTTGGCTTGCTCATCATCGAAAGGCTTCTCTCTGCCTGTTTCTAACCAGAATAAAGCGTACTCTGTAGTAGAGATAGCTTCTGCTATTACTTTTTGATCTGCTATATCTTGAGGAGAACGATCATCAATTAATTTATGTATTACTCTCCCATGTTCTTTGACAGGTGTGCGATATCGTTTATTTAAGATTTTTTGATATTGCTTTTTCAACATTTTCAAGTCATTCTTGTATTCCTGAATTAAATCATTCATATAGATAGCCTCCTCAATAATTTCGCAAACAAAAAAGCGGACACAAATCAACAAGAAAGTTCTTGTCAACTTGTGTCCGCCAGTTTTCTGGTAGGACGATATTTAAAATAATTGTTTCACTTCTTCTTTAACTTGCTTGACTTTATTGCAATGGGATTCTATGACTATTGTTCCAAACGGAGGAAGCTTTACACTTTTCATTTGCCCGTTTGAAATGATGATTGCGCAATGATCTCCTTGCATTTTTTCGATGTCACTTAACTCAATTCCTTTTAACTCCATAGCTGCCTCCTGTGATATAATAAACTTGTCGGATTTATTACATCAGTCGGAGCGATCCGGCTTTTTTATTTGTCATTGATTAGTTCAATATCCACCAATCTAACCACTGCTAAATTCTCTTTGCTTTTAGCTGTCCATTTATCGCATTCCATCGTGTTTTCAATACGAATGATCGCTGAGTGATTATAGAGATGCTCTACATATCCACGAAACGGATAGATGAACTCTTCAGCTTCACAGCGAACCATGTCACCGACTTTGAATTTTGGTTTCTTACGTGTTTTAGGGTTCTTTGTCGGCATACCTAGCATTAAACCGCCGATGCCGTTGCTGCTAGCGTAAAATCCGTCTTTTAGTTTCATTCTTTTTCCTCCCATTTACGATCATCACTTAATATCGAAATTCCAAACTTACGAATAGCATCACTTGCATCAGCAACACACTGACTTGCCACTTTATATGTTTCTTCTGCTGAAATTCCATATTCTTTTTCAAACTTTGTCTTTAGTACATTCAGTTCCTGTTTTCTTAGTTTTGTTAACCTGCGGTGTCTGTTGTTCATTCTGTTTCCTCCTTTTCAGAAATTATTGAAATTGCTTAAACATAATATTTATTGTTTTGATATAATTTAATCGTTAGTGAGTAACCGACAAATGTAAAGAGGTGTTCAAAATTACTGACAACGATTTTACAAAGATTCCTATACCACAAAGCACTGTAGAAAATTTAGTAAATCCTGCTACAAAATCTACTGGAAATGCTTTACAGACTGTAGTTGATGCTTTCTTCCATTTCTCATTAGATGGACTTAGAAGATACAACATAGTAAAAGAAAAGGACCTTTTGGATTTTCAAGAAAAAATCTACGAAAAAACTGAATCAATCCCTGAAGAAAATAGAGATGATTCAAAAGTTGGATTAGCTTTTAAATCTCTTGAAGACTCACGATATCAATTAGACGAAGAACTCATGAGGGAATTATTCTCTAATTTACTAGTTTCTACGCTTGACGATAGAAAAAATAATAAAGTTCTTCCTTCTTTTTCTCATATCTTATCTAACTTAACCAACGCTGATGCATTGTTTCTAAAAAAAATCAATGACAGTCATGGTGCTATGCCTTTAGTCCAAGTAACTTTACATGAAGTGAATGGTTATAGAAGTTTACCGATTCTTAAAAATACTGTTCTCTCCGTAGAGGGCTTTGACACTAACTCCCGCACTGTTTTAGATACCCTAGAGATGTTTGGCTTGTTAAAAATTGATCAAGAACTATCTTTAGGAAGCGACTTCCATGAGGCAATGTATACTTCTTTCGAAAATACTGAGTTTATTTCCAATCTGAGAAATATGCCACCTCGAGAAGCTGAGGGAATAATGTTTCAAGAACCAAGAATACAAAAAGGAAGAGTTGATCTTACAAATTTAGGGCGTGATTTTGTCAATATAGTATTTCAAAACTAATAATTTTCTATCAATTATTTCGTCGTGTTTCTTTAGTTCATCAGCTAAACTTTTGCTGTATATTCTTAAGATTATCGCTTGAAAAATAAAATTAAGAAATAAAGATAAAAACAAATATTTTATCATTTGTCGGCCTCCTAATTTAAATATTTTTTTGAATTAAAATCGTTAATTCATTAATCAATTCCTGTTTATTCATCGCTGTTCCTCCATATATTCGTCTAGTATCTCTCTATACTTTTCTACAAATTTGAAACGATCTTGATGAAGTTTCTTGCTCCAATTTGTTTGCCGATCCAGCTCACGCATCTGATCGAACCCTTTTTGAATTTCGTTGTAATAAAATTCAATGTTTGCTTCTGCTTTCCAATGCCTGCTACTTCGCACTCCTGCTCCTGTTTCAGCCATTTCCAATTTGACTATTTCAGCTCGTTCTTTTGCTTTTTTATCTTTCTGAATCTTCATCATGATTTTCTTGAGGATGATGTCACTGTATTGTGTAATGAGATCCATTATTTCTCCTCCACATACCTAAACTGTCGTCCTTTTGAATCAATCCATAAGCTCCTAACTCTATCCCAGATGATGTTTTTGCTTAATCCAGTGATTTCAGATAACTGTTCAGCAGTACCTGTTACTAGAATTCGGTCACCATGCCAGATTGCAATTCTTCTCGGCGTTCTCCATTTGGTTTTTTCAGCCCACATTGGTTTGCCAAGCTTTTGGACTTCTGCAACTATTTCTTTGTCTTCTTGCCAAGATTCTGACTTGGTTAATTCAGCAATTCGTTTCATTGCTGCTTTCTTATCCACGCTCATTCCTCCAATCGATGGATTTCCCTTCTTAAATTCTCTACATGCAAATCAATTGCCTTTTTCGCCGTTTCATTGAACATTACTGCCTTTGTCCGCTCCAGTTCGTCAATTTCACGCTGAATGTTTCGAATACGCATTTGAATCACTTCTTCTGTTGTCATGATGGATCACCTCGTTAAAACCGTTCTTCCTTGAACGTATTCCGATATTTCTTCGCTAAGATCAGCGGTACTCGATATTGACTGCAGAAGAGTTTCGCTTTGATTTTGAAATCTTTTGTCTGCATCCCTTTGACATCTACGACTTTGACAAGTTTGCCGTTTTTATAAAATGTGAAGTCGGGAATATACTCGATCTTGCGATACTTCTTTCCGTCTAGTTCAAATTTCGGCATCAGCTCAAATCGTTCCTGAAGTTTTACTTTCCAGCCGTTCGCCTCAGCTTGCCATAAGGCTAAATCGTAATACTCTGCTTCTGCGATAGAATCGAACTTGATACCTCGATGGATAGTTTTTCGATTACGATATTTATTCATTCTCAAGAAGCGCCTCCTTCTTAGCCTGATAAGCAGCAAAGCGGGCTTCTAATTCTGCTTTTTTATCAGGGTCTAGCGTCTTTTCTTCTTGAGGTTTGTTGACCCAATCAGGTAACTTTTCACGCCGTACATTGTTTTGACGTTTAGGAAGATAGTTTTGTTTTTTCTTGTTCTTAAAAGCTTCTTGAGCTTTTTCTGCTGATTCCATTGTCTTAATTCCTTGATTACTCCATGAATTTAATATCGCTTCAACGTATTTTTTCAATCCTGGCATCTCAACGTTGTTTTCGAAAGCTAATTTAAAAGCAAAGAGAATCATATCTGCTCCCCAAGCTTTAATCATCGGTCCTAATACTCCTTGCAAAAGTCCAGTAGGTGCTTTCCCCCAGTTTTTTTGGATGAACTCATACACGCCTATATCATCTTCTTTATTTGTCTTGTTTTGTTTTGTATTGTTTATATAAGCTGAAGGATTTACTGTAGAATCTACTGAAGGATTTACTTCCCTATTTACTTTCGGATTTACTTTACTATCTACTGGAATATTTCCAGTAGCGGAGTTTTCTACCGTATTATCTACTGTAGTTTTTACTGTAAAATTTCCAGTTAGATCAGAAAGAATATAAACTCCAGCTTTTGTACGACCTCTCTTTTTATATTGAAGGAGTCCGTTTTGGATCAATTGATTACGATTGTTAATCAATGTTTTTTCAGACGTTTTAGTCATTGCTTGTAGCCTTGTATTGGCAATCGATAATTCGCTCTGCCATCCACTTTTGTTTGCTATAGCCATTAGCTTATACCAAAGCAGTTGGGGACCAGCGCCAAGCTCGTTATATTCAAGCCAATTGTCAAAAGCATTAAGCTGTCCGATGTAATCCAATTGAGTCCCTCCTTTCGTTCTAGTAATTTGAGGGAGAAAACTCCCTCATTATTTGTTTAACGGCGGATTAGATGCATCAAATAATCCAGTTTGTACATCTTCATTTTCTTCAGATATAACCTCTGCTTCTTTTCTTTCAGGAATATCTTCTTCAACTTCTGTTTCAGCAATAATGCTGCCGTCTTCTTGAACCCTTTGGACTCTCTCATCCGATGTGGTGGCTTCTTGCATTTCGATGGACAAGATTCCCCATTTAGAAAGGAGATTTCTAAGAACAGTTTTTCGAGCCATCGCATTGTAATCTGATGCCCACACACCGCTTAATTTGGTTTTGTCACGATCTTTGCTGTTCGCGATACGATGTGCTTCTATTTCTTGCTTGGTCCAATAGACAGTTTTCTTAAAACCATTTAGCAGTTCAAAGTAACCCACGTACCCAATAACTTCATCTGACTTCCGTCCGTTTGGATCGAAATCAAACTCTTCAGTAAGACGATTCCAGCTTTTTAATTCGCCTTCATATACTTCAATGACATTCAATGCTTTATATTTACCTGACCGTTGAGCCAACTGGATGTACCCTTTGTAGCCGAGTAAGAACTGAGCTTTCTTTTCCCATTTTCCTGTTTGCTTGTTTTTGCTATTAAAAGGAACTAGATAGGCATATCCAAGATTCTTGTCTAACCCAAGATTTAATGTCGCAGCAGTAAGTGCGCCGCTCATGATGGACATTGGTTCGCTGTCAGCAAGATAGCTATCATTTGATACCAGTGTCATCACATTCGACATAAAAGCATTAGCGTTATCGTGAAGCACCTCTTCAAACTTCTTTCTCATTGTTGGTGTATTCATCAAAGCTTTAAGTCCTAATTGACCTGGTGCAACTTGTTTCTGTGGCTTTGCTGCCAATTGATTTTTTAACGATTCATTTGTTGCCATATTATTTGATCTCCTTTTCGGTTAGCCTTCTTGATTCAGTAACGTTATAAATCTCTTCATCATTTGCGATATCTGGATATTTCTCTGCTAGTTTCTTCGAGTTCATACGTCTCGTACGGACAAGTTTCCAACTGATGATGTTTTTTTGAGTGATCCCGATACTAGCTTCACGTTTACCTAATTCACTGATGATCTCGTTGTCCACCTGTCGAATAGCCGATTCAATTTCTTTCTTAGTCCGTTTGAGTTCGTTTTTCTGTTCAACTAGTTCATCAAAACGAATTGGCAACGCCGTTTGAACGTCTTCAACATCTGCATACTTCTCTTTCAAGAAATCAGCTGTCGCTTGACTACCATCAATAATTGGCTCGATGCCTCCAAGAACATTCGTTTCCCAAAACTCTACTAATTGTTCAGTGATTGTATCGATCAACTCTTGATCTCGTTCAATCCGCTTCCAGATAAATTTTTGACCACCGATTAAGACAGCGATGTAACAATAGTCTTTGTTTAGAACGTTCATGTAATGTTGAACTTGGCAGAGATAACTGAGTGGTACTTCTTCACCTTCCCACTCTTTACCGAGAAATTGATTGGCTGTTTTGCATTCCAGAATGGCATTTTCTCCAACAACATCACGATCAATGTTCGCTCTTAGAAACGGATGCAGCGGATGTTCAAAGACTTGGTTTCTTCTGCGAACCTTTTTACCTGTACGTTCTTGAAACTCTTTAGCAACTACTTCTTCTAAGATATTGCCCCAATAAGCTGGCTCGCTTGCTGTTTCTTCAAGTACAACTTGCCCTGTTTTTTCAAGCCATAATTGATAAGGTGATTTCCATTTGTTCAATCCTAAAATCGTTCCAACATCAGAACCACCAATACCTTTTTGACGATCCTCAAGCCATTCTTGATGGCTCATTTCTAAAATAGACTTACTCATCGTCTTCCTCCTCTTCGTGTGGTGTGCCCCATTCGGGAGTCGTCAAATACTGATCGAGCGCTTGTCCAAAATCATTCATTGTTTTAGCCTTCCTTTCGTGCTAAAATACAGTTAAGTTATTTTGATATGTTGCCGATTAGCGATTGCCGTCGCTGGTCGGTCTTTTTTGTGTTGGCATTTTGAAACTTTCTCTTACAGCAGTAACCGCTACTAAGGTTCCCCAATAAATAAGTGCATATGCCGGATTAATACTTGCCAGTACGATTGCTACTAGACTCATAAGCAAAGCGCTCTTGACAGTCATTTTAAATACAGTTTTCATTTCTTTCTCTCCTCTCTATATTTAGCAATTTCGCTAGCCAAATCTCGGTTCATATAATTGTTTAAAAAACGGTTAACTTCAGCTTTGGGTATCCGTATCTCTCCAATCTTTAAGCAACCCAAGTACCCCATATCGATCAAAGCTTTTACGTTTTGTGGATTTGTTGTTATGGCCAATGCTGCTTCTGTAACTGAGTATGTTAATTTTTCAATGTTTCTTTTATTGTTGCGCTTCAAGACAACTTTTTTTGGAAAAATATTTTCCAATGTTTCCATTTCCATCATCCTTTCATATATCCTTGTACCACCCAGTACGATAGCCGTTCCTCACTAAGCTTGCGAATATCGATTCCAAGTATTTCGCATAATGCACTTATTAGTGTTACTTCCACCATGATTTCATCTAAAAATTCATAAGCATATGCAATGATTTGTTGACGATCATCAACAGTTAAGTAATTTACTTGTTTAAGAAGAATTTTTTCTACTTCTTGCTTCTTCTGTTTCCGCTCATCTGATTCAATCATTTGCAACTTGTCTAATGAAGATGGATCTCTTCTATAAACATCACCATCAATTGATTTGAATAGACCGAAAAACTCATGAATCACTTGAAGAGTAAAATCAGAATCTCTAAAGTAATCAGTTAACGCTTGAGCATTTTCTAGCGTTACTGGTTTAGTGTTAAGTGGCGTTGTCCAGTCGCTTAACGATTGTTGCGATACTTTGATGTCTCTCGCTATTTCTTTTTTTGTTGCGCTATTCTTACGAATCGCTTCGGTTAACGATTTACGCATGACAGCTGATTGTTTTACCATTTATTTCATCCCCTTTTTCTTATTCACTCCTATATCAATATGAATAAAATCCATATAGAATTAAGCTAATGAATCAAACGAAAGCCGCTTCGCTTAATTCGCGATCAAGTTCTTTTTGAACTTCTTCAACTAGACGATCAAGTTGATCATCATTCGCACATTTAATGATGTGGACTAGTCTAGGTCTAGCATCAAGTACGATACTTATTTTTTCTTGGCGTGTCATAAAAATACCTCCTTGTTCTCTTTTTGTTCGCTCACTTCTTTTGCTATTATTTTTTCGAAGGAGTGATTTTATTGTCTAAACCAATTGATAATGCACTGATTGAGGAAATTTCTATAATTTTAGCCGATGTACTCACAGGATCAAAAATTACTACAATGTTTCAATATTTGAATTTTAAAGATTTTGATCAAATTAATAACTTGCCTACTACTTCTACAAAATGGCGGAGATTAAACGAAACTATTTCCCATCATTGTTCAGTTTCAAAAAACGCTAAGCCTTTGTTTAAAGCTACTCAATACGTCATGCAACCACAAAAATTTATAGATAAGCCAGAATTATGGAAGTCTACTCTTAAATCAATAAATTCAAAATTAATTTTCTATGGATTTGAATTAAATGATTCTGGAAAAATAATTCCCTCAGTAAGAGTTGATTCATTTTCAGAAGCTAGAAAACGTCTACTTTCGTTTCAAGACAAATTATCTGATTATGATATACATGAACAAACTATGTTTTATTGCAAAGAAGAATTTCTAAAAGAAAATTATTTTCATGCAATATTTGAAGCTAGCAAAGGTTTATTAAACAGGCTACGTTCTATCTCGGAACTCACAGAAGATGGATCATCATTGATTGATAAAGCGTTTATTCTTAAAAGACCAGTAATTCTAATTAAAAATAATATGCTGTCTACACTTACGGAAAAGAGCGAATACAACGGATTAAAAAGCTTATTAAATACAATTGTTTATTTATATAGAAATCCTCAAGCCCATGAACCAAAACTTTACAATCCAAAATCAGAAACAGATGCAATTACTGCTTTCACACTTATTTCACTTGCCCATCGTATTTTGGATAATTGCATCAATGTCCGTGATATATCTAGTAGTTAAATCTGTGAACTTAGCTGTTACCTCAGCTAATCTGATAACTCTATTGGTAATATCGCTATTTTTATTTTCCTCTAACTTACCTAGTTCGACGGTCAACTTAGAATTTAGTTGCATTGTTGTATAAATTAAATCTGTTCTTAAATAATCAGCTCTACTCTTAGCAATAATTTTATTTTTTTCTTCTATCATTTCGCCAGCTCCTTATAATCACTCTTAGTGATTGATTTTGTTTATTTTTTCTTGCCGTGTCATTAAAATCACCTACTTAGCTTGTACATGAAAGAAACACTTTTGTACGATATTAGACGGATAATAGATAACTAGTAATTATTAATAAAACTAGCAATGCGTAGAAAGGGTACCAACTATTCCAAGGTTCTAATTTACGCATTGTTTGAATACAAAATATTCCAAATATCCATATTGCTATTATTAAAAATTTCATTTAGAAATCTCCTTTAAAATATCCCGACAATATTTTAGAAACAGAAAGTTATTATAGTGAGCATCATCTCCTCATCATTTAGTTTAGTTCCGTTTTAGTTAACTCTGTCTCTAAAAAAATATCGTCTGGTTCTTTATTAAACACCATAGCGATTTTGACTGCATTTTCATAGGAAAGTTTTCTTTTTCCTTTCTCGATCATCCAGTAAAATTCTTTAGTTAGACCAGCTTTATCAGCTACATCTTGAAATGTTTTGCCGTTTTCCTTTCTAATTTTTTCTAGATTTTTTAGCACCATTTAAGTCCCTCCTTTTGTTAACTTCAGGTTAACTATATTTTAATTAACTATTTGTTAATTGTCAATAAAAAATTACACAATTAGTTAACTTTTTTTGTATTCCTTGTGTTAACCGTTTGTTAACGATAAAATCATAATAGAAACGAGGTGTTAGCATGGACTTTGGAACCAGATTAAAAGAATTAAGAAAAAGTAAGAAATTAACCCAACAACAATTAGGTGATATTATCCATGTATCTAAAGTTTCAATTTCTGGTTATGAACGTGGGGAACGAAGCCCCGACAGAGAAACTCTAACAGCACTTGCTGATTATTTTAATGTCACAACTGATTATTTATTAGGTCGAAATCAAACTCCGGATTGGGCAGATAAAGATGATTTGATTGAACTCGATAAAATGCTTGATTCCAATGTTAATATGGCTTATGGTGGCGAAACGTTAACAGATGAAGAGAGACAGCGTGTTAAAGATATTTTAACTGGTTTGTTCTGGGAATTTAGAAAAGAAGATAAAAGCAAAGAGAAGTGATTTTTATGGAGAGAGACGTAATAAATCTAGCTGGTAAATTAAAGCAGAAATATAATTCTGTTAATCCTTTTATCATTTGTGAACAAATGGATATTCAGATTAGGTATGTTCCTTTTTTGAATAATCCAAAGGGACAATTTCAAGAACTGTTAGGGCGTTCGGTTATTCTTCTAAATCACGAACTAAAGTATTCTGAAGAACGGTTCTATATTTGTGCTCACGAACTAGGTCACGCAATTTTTCATCAAGGTTTATCTAGTTATTATGTCTCTACTCGATCCTCCAGAATCAAATCAGAAAGCGAAGCGAATTGCTTTGCTGCTAATCTCATTGTTTCTCTTTATAAAGAAGACAACGATCAATACCCTAGGAAAGTTGAGGAATTAACAAATTTGTACGGGCTTCCTGAAAGCATGTATAGATTTTTAATTTAACATGAGAAAGGATAAACAGTATGTTAGAAGTTACAGGTTTTATTAAAGATAAATATCCAAGTCTTCCACATAAAAAATTATTATCAAATACTACTTATGAAGATGGATTTTATTTTAAAGTTTTTGTTGATTATGATGATATTAGTGACCGAGCAATGGCAATTGAAACTTCTGATTCGATTATAGTCAATGCTATAAATAAAAAATATGATACTGATTTCCATAAATCTAATGTATATACCTACTTAAATCAAATAAAAATAAAGACAATTTTAAAAGACTTTACCAAATTAATGCATCTTGTAGATGATGAAATATTTAGCTATCAATTTATAGAAGCTAACGAAGTGTACGATCAAAAATTATTTTTAGCATCTGGTTGCGTATATGGAGTATGTATTGAACGATTATTATTTTTACTAGCTAAACGTCATGAATTAGTCGTTGAGATAGATAATACTCAATTAGGAACATTAATTCATAAACTAATAAAAAATAAAATCGTTGAAAAAACAGATGAGAATAGATTAAAAATTGCTGCTAGATTTAGAAATCAAACAGCACATACTAATTCTTACTCTTTAAAGATAGATTGTGATATTTTAAGAAGCTGTATAGATTATATCGTTGTAAAATATTTTAAATAGTTATCTCAAAATGGTCCCTAGTAAGACTACTATAATCATCCTCGCCTGTATCTAATTTAAAGAACAATTCATATAGACAATAAAGATATTGAGAGCTTACTTCACAACCGTGCTCGAATAGTATTGTATAGACCATACCTCTTATTATTTCAGCTTCATTAGTATCTAAATAAACTGCATTTTTCATTAAGAATCACCTCTCTCTTATTATACATAAAAATTTGTATTTAAATTAAATTTTTGGCGACTATCACTACCTGCCATTAAGTGGGAGTAAATATATTTTTATTGTTATGGAGGAAGAAATGAAAAAAATAGTTGGGGTAGGATTAATTCTGTTCTCTAGTATCGTACTAGGAGCATGTGGAAATAGTAATTCAAATTCTGATACGCCTAAAGAAACAACCACTGCGAGCTCTACAATGGTTTCTCTTGAAACCAGTAGCTCTGTGGAAAAAAAGACTAATCTTCTATCAAATGATTCAGATTTTGGGAAAATAGCTGATAATGTACCTGATGGAGAATCCATAGAAGTACAAGGTAAACAAGATTATTCAACCAATTTTAATGATAATTCTTGGGCGGGTGTTAACCTAAACATCGATCGTGTCTCAGTTGTGAAAACTACTGATATCAAAGACTATTCTGATAATCAATATAATGGTTTTGTAGCCGTGCATTACAACATAGATAATACACAACAAGATGTATCTATATACCCTAATCAAGCCACAATTGTAACTGACTATGGTGAGCAAGTTGCTGATGGTGGGGTCTTTAATTATGATTCATGGGATGGTGACTTCATGAAAGGAACAAAAAAAGATGGTTGGGGCATCTATCCTTTATCAAAACTTCCTGATGCATCTTCAATCAAATCCCTTCGATTGAAGATTGATTCTAGCTATGAAACTGATAATTATGATGATGAAAACTCGTATCACACATATGATATTAATTTAAATTTACAATAAAGATTGGCCTTCGGGCTTTTCTTTTTAAATACAAAAGAACATAAGTTCGTATACTTCTATTAAAAATACGAATTTTACATCTATTCCCTCTCTATATGTACCAAAAGAATTTAACTATCGTACTAATGACATAGCAATATGAAAGGACTGATTTTATGCGTGGCGGTGTGAGAAAACGTGGAAAACGTTGGTATTATTATTTTGAAGACATCAATGATGATGGCTCAAGAAAAAAAGTGGAGAAAGTTGGCGGAGACACCCGACCAGAGGCCGAAGCTGCTTTACGAAAAGTTTTGTCAGATATTGACGAAACAGGACAATACTTTTTAGGTACGGATACTCGAGTAAAACAATACCTTGATTTTTGGATGGAGGAATACGTTAAACTAAATCTAAAATACAATACCTATGAAAACTACCGATTTACCATCAAAAATCATATAAACGGTTATTTAGGAAAGAAAAAGCTTACGGATCTCTCCCCTGCTCTTTTACAAAATTTCATCAATGCTGAATTTAAAAAGGGTTACTCGAAGAAAACAATGACTATTACTCACTCTGTCCTTAAGAATGCGCTGAATATGGCGGTTTATCCTTGGGGGTTAATCAAGCAAAATCCTATGCTGTATGTAAAGATACCAAAATACGAAGAACGACCAACGACTAAAAAAGATCTAAAAATCATTTCTCTTGAGGACTTTGATCATATGCTAGAAATCACTCCTGAAGGCCATCCTTTCTATATTCCTTTGAATATTGGATTTTATACGGGAATGCGCGTTGGCGAAGTTTGTGGTCTGACGTGGGATAATGTCGATTTTTCAAATGGAACAATTACTGTAGAGAAACAAATGGTAAAGAATGATGGCGAATGGGTATATGGTACACCAAAGACAAGCAGTTCCAATCGAACGATTTTTATTGGACAAACCTTGCTAGAAATTCTGAAAAAACATAAGAAACAACAATTAGAAAATCGAATGAAGTATGGAAAGCTCTACATTGATTCAAATGCAGTATGCACGAAGGAAGACGGTGAGCTAGTTACGCCAAGTGTGGTGAAATGGAACACAAGAAGGATATCGAATGCACTTTCCCTCTCTTTTAACTTCCATTCTCTCAGACATACTCATGCTACACTTCTTCTCGAAAATGGCGCAAAAATGAAAGAAATCTCTGAACGATTGGGCCACAGCAGAATTTCAATTACGATGGATACTTACTCGCATGTAACAGATAAGATGAGAAATCAAACGGTCGATATCATGGAAAATCTTAGAAAGAATTCTTGATTTTTGCCACCGAAAAAAACCACCGGTGGCAAACCGGTGGCAAATCCATGTAAACATGGTTTATTTTTTACACTGTTTTCAAACAAACCTTGCTACTTCTTACTTTCTTCTTCATCCATTTTCAGAACGGCCATGAAGGCTTCTTGCGGAACTTCGACTGAGCCGATTTGTTTCATCCGCTTCTTCCCTTCTTTTTGTTTCTCTAAGAGTTTACGTTTACGAGAAACATCTCCACCATAACATTTAGCCAAGACGTTTTTACGCAAGGCTTTGATGTCTGAACGGGCAACGATTTTTTGTCCAATAGCTGCTTGGATTGGCACCTCAAATTGTTGGCGTGGGATTAGTTTTTTCAGTTTTTCAACGATTGCTTTTCCACGTTCATAGGCAAAGTCTCGGTGAACGATAAAGCTTAATGCATCGACTTTTTCTCCATTCAGCAAGATATCCATCTTCACTAACTTGCTTTTTTGATAACCAGACATTTCATAATCCAATGAGGCATAGCCTTTCGTGCTTGATTTCAATTTGTCGAAAAAGTCAAAGACAATTTCAGAAAGCGGAATATTATAGACGACATTTACTCGGTAATCATCTAAATAATCCATCGTAATGAATTCTCCCCGTTTTCGTTGAGAAAGTTCCATTACTGCACCGACAAAATCATTTGGGACCATGATCTGTGCTTTGACGAATGGTTCTTCTACATCCTGGATCGTTACAGGTTCAGGAAAATCTGCCGGGTTATCTACTGTAGCAGTCGTACCATCCGTTTTATTAACATGGTAAATAACGGATGGTGCAGTCGTGATCAATTCTAGATCGAATTCCCGTTCCAAGCGTTCTTGGACGACATCCATATGAAGAAGTCCGAGGAATCCACAGCGGAACCCAAAACCTAATGCTTGAGAGGTTTCTGGTTCGAATTGTAAAGCAGCATCATTCAATTGCAGTTTTTCTAAAGCTTCCCGCAAATCGTTGTAACGAGAAGTATCAATTGGATAAAGACCACAATAAACCATCGGATTCATTTTTCGGTAACCTGGTAAAGCTTCAGCGGCAGGATTGTCTGCTAACGTTACTGTATCCCCTACTCGTGTATCTTGGACAGTTTTGATACTTGCTGTGATATAACCGACATCACCGACCATCAAAAAGTCTCTAGCAACTGCTTTTGGCGAGAAGACCCCGACCTCTGTAACATCAAATGTTTTTCCATTACTCATCAGTTTGATTTTGTCTCCGGGTTTGACCATACCGTCCGTGATTCGGACATTTAGAACAACACCGCGGTAACTATCATAAATAGAGTCAAAGATCAAAGCTTTTAGCGGTGCATCTAAGTCTCCACTTGGTGCAGGAACATATTCCACGATCTGCTCGAGAATATCTTCAATCCCAATCCCTGATTTGGCACTAGCTAATACAGCTTCACTAGCATCAATTCCGATTACGTCTTCGATTTCTTGACGGACACGTTCGGGATCTGCTGCGGGTAGGTCGATTTTATTGATGACTGGCAGGATCTCCAAATCATTGTCTAAGGCTAAATAAACATTGGCCAATGTTTGGGCTTCGATTCCTTGTGCTGCATCGACCACTAAAACGGCACCCTCACAGGCAGCAAGGCTTCGAGAGACTTCATAGGTGAAGTCGACGTGCCCTGGGGTGTCAATCAAGTGAAAGATATATGTTTCTCCATTTTTCGCTGTGTAATTCAGTTCTACAGCATTTAATTTAATCGTGATTCCACGTTCACGTTCCAAATCCATCGAGTCTAACAGCTGATCTTGCATTTCGCGAGACGTCACAGTGTGCGTCATTTCTAAAATACGATCGGCCAATGTAGATTTCCCATGGTCGATATGAGCGATGATCGAAAAATTACGAATCTGCTCTTGGCGTTCTTTCATTTTCTTTATATCCATAGCGTCTCCTCTTTTCATATAATCAGCACTTTCCATTATACCAACGAAAAGCAGTAATTTAAAGAGTTTTTAATTAGTCAGCTATAGAAGTTTTTTTTGTAGAATTTTGCTATACTGTTATCAAGCTAATAAATGGAGATGAAAAAATGGATCAAAAAGATTTTAGAGAAAATCTTGAATTAAAACCGGTCACTCATGAACATATCGATCAATTCAATGAATTGCTTTCCTATGTGTTCCAAGTGACTGAAGCAGATATCGAGGAAAGCGGGTTTGAGAATAAACGAGCTTTTATCCGTTCCAAAAAACCGATTTTGGAAGTATCGAAAGTGTTCGGATGGTTCCACGAAAATAAACTGATCTCTCAAATCGCTATCTATCCTTGTGAAGTCAATATTCACGGTGCACGTTATAAAATGGGTGGTGTGACTGGAGTTGGAACTTATCCAGAATATGCTAACCATGGATTGATGCAAGATCTAATTATCGTTGCATTGGATAATATGCGCAAGAATAAGCAATGGATCTCTTATTTGTATCCTTACAGTATCCCCTACTATCGGCGTAAAGGATGGGAAATCATGTCTGATAAACTTTCCTTTAAAATCAGAGATACACAGCTACCTAAACAAATCCCAGTAAGTGGTATGGTTGAGCGATTACCAGTTGATAATCCAGACGTATTTTCCGTTTATGACAAATTTGCCCAACAAAACCATGGTGCTTTATTCCGCAGTGATTTTCATTGGGAAGAGTATTGGCGTTTCGAAAATGAAGATGAGCGCACAGCCGCTGTCTACTACGATAGCAACCATGAACCAAGAGGTGTTCTATTCTACTGGGTAGCTGAAGAAATATTTCACGTAAAAGAAATGTTCTATCTTGATCAAGAAGCTCGAAATGGCTTATGGAACTTTATTTCCGCACATTTTTCCATGATCTACTGGGTACATGGAGATATTTATAAAAATGAGCCTTTAGCATTTTTGATTGAAGATAGTCAGATCAAAGAGCAGATCGAACCATATTTTATGGCTCGGATCGTTGATGTAAAAGAATTCCTTCAACGGTTTCCGTTTGTTGGAACAACTGATGCTTTTCATTTCATCATTGAAGATCCTGTCGCTCCTTGGAATAATGGCGTCTTTGCTTTAACATGGGATGAACAGGGAAAAGTCCGTGTCTTGAATGAACCTATAGGAAACCCTGTTCGATTGAATATCCAAACATTGACTTGCTTGATGATGAATTATCGACGTGCTTCTTATTTGGCAAGAATCGAACGGTTAGAAACAGATGAAGAAACACTGAAGTCACTAGAGCGTATCATTCCAAACATGGAAGCTTACTTTAGCGATTATTTTTGATAAGAAGGATGATGTTTAGATGAAACTTTATTTTGCCGCACCAATGTTTGCTAAAAGTGATTTGTTATACAACCAACAGTTAGTTAAAGAAATCAGAGAGCTTTCTTCTGAGCTTTCGCTCTATCTTCCTCAAGAAAATGAAGCAATCAATGACAAAACTGCTTATGCAGACAGTCGAATGATTGCTCTTGCTGACACAGAAAAAGTGTTGGCTAGTGATTTAATGATTGCTTTACTAGATGGGCTGACGATCGATGCCGGGGTAGCATCGGAAATCGGTGTGGCTTATGCGAAAGGCATCCCAGTGATCGGCTTATATACTGATACTCGACAGCAAGGCGGAACCCACCCGAAAAAAATCGCTGCACTACAAGAAACAGCTGAAAATCAATTTCACTACCTGAACTTATATACAATAGGTCTGATCAAATTGAACGGAAAAGTGGTTTCTTCAGAAACTGAGTTGCTTTCAGAAGTAAAAAGATTTTTAGATGGAGGGACTTTCAGTGATTAAAGAAATCAAAAAGGTGCAAATAGCTTTACTTGCTTTTGGCATATTCGTTGTCTGCTATAATTTTTATGAATTTATCACACAAAAATATTCGACTTCTCAAGGAATCACATTTATCTTGGAATCTTTATTAGGGATTGCATTGATTTTCATGCCACAAGTCATTTTGAAAGTTTTCAAACTTAAAATACCAGCAGCAATCGTTTTGTTTTACTGGTTTTTCTTGTTCATCTCTGTCTTTTTAGGCACAGGGATGCATTTGATCAGTATCATCTCTTTTTGGGACAAAATTTTACACGCTGTGAGTCCAATGGTCCTGACAGCTCTTGGCTATGGATTGATTGGTTACTTGATGAAAGATGCTGAGATATCAAAAACCAGTCCTTGGTTGTTCCTCTTATTCGGCTTTGCGTTTGCTGGACTTTGCGGCGTGTTTTGGGAGTTCTGGGAATTCTTATGTGACCAATTCTTAGGCATGAATCTTCAACGCTTTGCTGCTTCTGACGGCACACTGTTTGTCGGACGAGCAGCATTGATGGATACGATGGGCGACTTGCTGACAAATACGATAGGTGCTGCCTTGATGGGATTGTTTGCTTGGTCTCAAAGTAATAAAGATGAGCGTTATTTTGAAAGTTATAAATTAGAAAAAGTAAAAAATATTTAATAAAAGAGATTGTGGCAGAAGCGGGCAGCTTCAAGGAATTTCGACTTATTTTTCGAAGAAGCTACTTCTGGAATTTATTCGGAAAAAGGGGGTGTGACACTAGTTATGTCACACCCCCTTTTTCTTTCATAGTCTCAATTTGAAGATTAGACGATTTCTTCTAGTTCTTCTGTTTTGAAATGAAGTTGTCCATCAAGTAAAGTAATCGTTACTTTTGATTTAGGCATAACATGCCCTGCAACGATTTCTTTAGCTAGTGGTGTTTCTACTTCCTTAGTGATAAATCGTTTCAGTGGTCTTGCACCATATGCTGGTTCATAAGCATTTTCAGCGATCCACGTTTTGGCTTCATCACTGATCGTCAACAGGATTTCTTGATGTTCCAGACGTTGCGCCAATTGTGCCACCATTTTGTCAACGATACCTTTCACGTTGTCTAGGCTCAATGGTGTAAATAAAATCGTGTCGTCGATTCGGTTCAAGAATTCTGGTTTGAAGTTTCCACGTAATAGCGTGTTGACTTGTTCAGCCACTGCTTCTGGAATCGTTCCATCAGCAGTCACGCCTTCCAGCAGTAACTGTGAACCGATATTGCTGGTCATGATCAGAACCGTATTTTTGAAATCTACTACTCGCCCTTTTGAATCAGTCAAGCGTCCGTCATCTAGGACTTGTAACAAGATATTGAAGACATCGGGATGCGCTTTTTCGATTTCATCCAACAAGACGATTGTATAAGGATTTCGTCTGACAGCTTCCGTTAATTGACCACCTTCTTCGTAACCTACATAGCCTGGAGGAGCTCCGACTAGACGAGACACAGCATGTTTTTCCATATATTCACTCATATCGATCCGTACCATATGATCTTCTGAGTCAAACAAGTTCTCAGCTAACGCTTTCGCTAATTCGGTTTTTCCGACACCAGTTGGTCCTAGGAAAAGGAAAGAACCTAGAGGACGATTTGGGTCTTGCAATCCAGCACGTGAACGAATCACCGCGTCACTGACCGCATCAACTGCTTCATCTTGACCAATCACTCGTTTATGAAGTGTTTCATTCAATTTAATCAGTTTTTCTCGTTCACCTTCTACAAGTTTCGTTACGGGGATACCCGTTAATCTGCCAACGACTTGAGCAATCTCATTTTCGGTAACGGACTCTTGAACCATCTTAATCTCGCTGTCTTTTGCTTTAGCTTCTAATTCCTTCAATTCTTTTTCTAATTGAGGTATCGTACCATGACGCAATACAGCAGCGCGTTCTAAATCATAGTTATTTTCTGCATCTTCTAATTCGTGTTTTGCTTTATCGATTTCAGCACGTTTTGCTGAAACAGAATTGACTTCTTCTTTTTCTGTTTCCCACTGCATCTTCATCGCATTTGCTTCTTCACGAAGTTCAGCTAATTCTTCTTGCAAATTTTTCAAGCGTTTTTTACTTGCATCATCTGATTCTTTTTTCAGTGCAGCTTCTTCGATTTCCAACTGCATCAAACGTCTAGTAACTTGATCTAATTCCGTTGGCATAGAGTTCATTTCTACCCGAATCGTTGCACTGGCTTCATCGATCAAATCGATTGCTTTGTCCGGTAAGAACCGATCAGTAATATAACGGTCAGATAAAGTAGCTGCTGCTACTAATGCGTTGTCATGGATGTTAACACCATGGTGGATCTCAAAACGTTCTTTTAATCCACGCAGAATACTGATCGTATCTTCCACTGTTGGTTCTTTGACTAATACCTTTTGAAAGCGACGTTCCAACGCTTTGTCTTTTTCCATATATTGACGGTACTCATCTAAAGTTGTGGCACCGATCAAATGTAATTCACCGCGAGCAAGCATTGGTTTCAACAGATTTCCGGCATCCATACTTCCTTCTGTTTTTCCTGCCCCTACGATATTGTGGATTTCATCGATGAACAAGAGGATACGTCCATCACTTTTTTTGACTTCTTTCAAGACTGCTTTTAGTCTTTCTTCAAATTCACCACGGAATTTTGCTCCAGCGATCAATGCACCCATATCTAATGAAAAAATCGTTTTATCTTTTAAATTTTCAGGCACATCTTTGCGTACGATACGTTGAGCAAGCCCTTCAACGATTGCCGTTTTCCCTACACCGGGTTCTCCTATCAGAACAGGATTATTTTTTGTTTTTCGTGAAAGAATACGGATGACATCACGGATTTCTTCATCACGACCGATGATTGGATCCATTTTTCCGCTTTTGACTTGCTTTACTAAATCGACGCCGTATTTTTCTAATGCTTTGTATTGTTCTTCTTGGTTTGGTGAGGTCACTCTTTCTCCTCCTCTCATCTCTTCGATGTTTTTACGTAATTCTTTTTCAGATAATCCGTTTTTATTCAAATAAACAGTTAACGGATAATTTTTTAATTTCATCAACGCTAAAATAACGACTTCCGTTGAAAGAAACTCGTCGCCGAAGCTTTCACGTATTTGGTCTGCTTCATTCAATAATCGAAAGAAATTCTGGCTGAGGTTTTGTCCATATTGGACGTTTCCACCAGAAACAACTGGATACTCATCCAGTAGACGATCAATTTCATGTTCAAAAGATTCGACATCCAGTCCGGCATCCGTATAGAAATTTCGACCAAAATGATTAGGTTGTAAAAAGATTTTCCATACATGGGCAATGTCGATATCTTGGTGTTTTCGAGTGACCGCAATCTGTTGAGCTTCAGCAATCGCTTCTTGAAGCGTCGTAGTCATTTTCTCAATATTCATACAGGTATACCCTCCTAATTAAAGGTAAGATCACTTATTTCTTTGATCTTTACAAAAACTATTATATCGCTTTAGTCAATTTTGGTCAAAATATACACATATTTTTTTGACTTTTTTTCTCGTCTTATATAAATCTTAAAAAAACAAAATTGATTGTATGTATATAAAAAAAGGGCCAAACAAACGTAAAATTATCTTATCCATTATATCTATTTGGCAAGCGTTGGGAGCGTCAATAATTTTGTGTAAATAACTCGTCCTTCTGCAAAATAATGGGTTACTCAGTAAACATTGAAGCTAATGTATCCGTCACTTGTTGG